GTCCCACCTGTTTTTTCCAGCTGGTCTACTATGATTTTTGATGCCATGTTTTACTCCTAAAGGATGTTCAATATACCGCTAATAGTCCAAACAAAAGAACCTGTAACAGTAATCGGTCCAATGATTGCGGCGTTAATAGTTGTAGCGAACGTGCTAGTTGTGTTCACGTCGATAGTGTTCCAGTTCTGGAAGAAGTTATTCGCTGTGGTAATGTCGCCAGCGGTTGTACCAGTTACTGTTCCCCAAGAAAGCGTACCAACACCATCCGTCTTTAGATACTGCCCAACTGTCCCTGTTCCAGCAGAGATCTTAGGAAGCGTAACTGTCCCATCAGCTGGTACAATCGTCGTACCAACATCGTTAATCCCGATTGCTTCCCATTCGTCTGCTGCTGTGAATGTCCCTGCTGCCAGCGTGATAACCGTAGGTGATCCGCCGATGGTATACAGAGATGTACTCTGCTTAACACCATTCAAGTAGAACAATAGTGAGTTAGAGTTAGCAGCTGTGAAGTTCAGCGTAACAGTAGCCGGTGTGCCGACTATTGTACCACTATCTCGCTTGATATCACTAGCTTTTAGTTCTACTTTACCAATGTATGCCATTATGAAATCACTAGTATGCCTAAAACAGCATGCAACGTGTTAACTGCTGATGAACTCATTTGTAGTAAATCCCCAACGGCCATATCAATTGGTTTATCTAAAACCAACGTAGAACCTTGTGGAACTGGAACATTCTTAGCAACGTAAAAGTAATTACTTCCACCATCTGTAGTTACCTTAATATCTACATCAGCCGAATCTGAAGCATGTATATTTGAAATAGTGCAAGAGTGTACTATAGCTTGATCTCCTGAGCCAACCGGGCCATAAACGGTAGCGTCAGAAGCTGTTAAAAGCTGTCCTTCATTGATAAAAGTATTTGCCATATTACCCTCCTAGAGCTATGGCCATGGCTACGGCCGTTCCAGCTGGGTCACCAGTCGATGGTACAGCTGCCCACGTTCCATTACCTTGCCAGAATTTTCCCACCGCAGCATCAGTACCACTATTAAGATTTGCTACAGCTAGGTTACCAGTTATATTTGTTGCGTTACCTGTTAAAGGTCCTGTAAATCCAGTTGCTGTTAACATTCCTGTTCCAGCATTATAGGTTATACCAGCGTCTGTCTTCGGTTCTAAATCGCCTGTCGCCGACTCCCATAAACCTACAAACGTTGTCGTATCTGTTGTGTCAGCAACTGTAACTGTTGTTGCGATTGAAGCGGTACCAGTTAAGTCACCAGTCACATCGCCAGTTAAATCTCCAGCCACGTTGCCTGTTAAAGCAGCGGTAATAGTACCAGCAGCAAAGTTGCCAAAACCATCTCTTACAACGGCTTTACTAACTGTATTTGCTGACGTGAACGTTGCTGTATCAGCTAAATCTACCGTAAAAGTTGCTTCCGTACCAATGTTGTCACCTGTTACAGGGGTAGTACCTGTAAAGGATATGCCATCACCACCAACAAAACCTACACTTGTTACTGTACCACCTGTCCCTAAAGCAGTTGGGATATATTCCCCTGTAGCAGTGTTGTACTGTAATACATCATTATCACTAGGCGAAGCACTATCAACATCACTTAAGTTCTGTATGCTTATCGGAGTATCTACTCCGCCCAGCGTTGACGATTGACCCGCTATACTCATCGTAGAATTCGTTAGTGATGTGTTTGGTATACTACCCAAGGCTAAGTTAATAGTGCCTGTGGTAGTAACCGGATTTGTACCTGATACAGCAATACCCGTACCAGCGGTCACAGAAACACCAACAGACGTCACTGTCCCAGATCCACCAGGAAATGTTTCAGCCTGCCAACCATTCGTTGTGTCATAAGTTAGTATTTGACCATCCACTGGGGTCATGGTAGAATACACATCGCTAAGATCTGTAATATCAGCTGTTATACTAGCTGTGCCATCGAAAGGTTGACCTAGAATGTCACGCGGTGTCTGTAATGCTGTTGCTGTGTCTGCGTTACCTGTCAAGGCTCCTGTTACATTGCCTGTTACATTACCTGTAAGATTACCTGTAACATTACCATTTACATTGCCTGTTAAGTCACCAGTTACATTACCTGTTACATTACCAGTCAAAGGTCCAATAAAACCAGAAGCTGTTACAACGTTAACATCACTGATACTTACTCCACTAGCTTTTATCGTCTTACCTGTTGTACCGTCAAATCTAGGAATGGTTTTATCAACAGAGAGTGCCGGACCAGTTACATCACCACCACCAGCTGCAGCCGCAACTAGATTAGTAATGGATATCTTCTTTATATCCGACGTGCTAGTTTGATAAATTTGAAGATAGTCATCACTAGCCGGGGTCGCACCTACAGCGGTTAAACCAGCTATATTAACACCAAGCGTAACCGTTCCTGCGCCAGCTATAAAAGCTTGACTTATTGACTTTGTTAAACTACTTTCTGCGCCAGTTCCATCATTATCAATAAGTATACCTTCGTTGGTATAATCCCTATGCTGTTTTAGCGTTAGTTTCTCATCAGTCGTAGGAGATTCTGAAAGATAGAATAACTTATCCTCCATATCAACGGTGCTAGTCGTTGGATCCATATCATAGACTTTCTTCAATGTCATGGTGAGTCCGCCGTAATTATATATTCGCCATCTGTACCAGCGCCACTTAAGAATGTTGCTATGATGTTTTGTGCTTGTGTCGACACGTTAGAACCAACTGGCCATGCATTCTCTGGATCAAGAGCGAAGCTTTCAGTTCTCTTAAAGTATCTACGTGTAGAACCACCGGCTTGTAAACCAATAGTTCTTATTCGCCCTAACAGGGCATCTAATTGACCGACATACAATTGAAAATCTGGTTGCTGATAGTGAGCCTTCATGGCCACTATAGCATGCAGTAATATTAACTGAGGATTGATGGTTGTTGTGTCTGTATCTTCGTCAAACGGCCCCAATGCAGCATTATATTCTATTTTTACATTGTAAGCAGCATCTGGTGTCGGCCATAGTTCTAACCTAGGCTTAACAGCGCCAGAGTAAAAACTGTCATTAAGTATATCCCATCTGCTAGGGAATTGATTGTTAATAGTAGGATCAGCATTGTGATGAAGAACACCAATTCCAACTTGCATCTCTACAAATGGACTACCAGTATCTCGCTGAACAGAAACTGTTAACGACTTCTGAGGATCACAATCTACAGGAAAGTTATATAAAGTCTGATCAACAACTGTGGCGCCAGGTTCTCTTTGGTTTACTCTATGCGATAATACATCACCATACTCATAGAATAGTTGTTCTTGACCGCTACGTAAAGCAGAGTTTAAAATACCCTGTTGGAGTATAGCACCTGAACCTGAAGAACTAAACCCTAGGCGTTGTCCTAGTTCCGTCCTTAGACTCAGTAATGTTCTTACTGCCATCTATTTTCCTCTCTTCTTTGGATAACTTCTTTACAGACTCTAGTATTACATTTCCAAAATCAGGTCCAAAAGTTCTTGTTAGGATGCTAGTGCCATAGTGATCCACCAATCTGTCCATCTCAACATTCATGTCTTCGATTACGAAAACATCGTCAGGAATAACCTCACCAAGTGTAAATTCCGTTTGACCCCACCTAGTGATCAACATTGGTATCTCATGTGCGGGCACATCAAAAACATATTTAGAAGAAGAATTCTTCTCAACAGTACCGTGTACCTTTTTTATAGTATACATATTTACTCTCCCTTAATGTTTGTAGAAGATGGGGCCCGAAGGCCCCACCATCCATACAACTTACGCACCACTCGCTGAAATAACACCGTGACAATTCAGGCGATTCGCAGTTAACGCGCCGCGCCATGTCAAGCCCCAGTAGTATTCGTAACGGGTATGCTCACGCGGAGGTTTCCGTGCGACCATGTCGTTACCTTCGATAGGACGAAGAGACAAATGGTTGGTATTAAGCATATAGCATCGCTTGGTCCAAGCCGTATCATACGTAGCACTATTGTTGCTCTTGCCACTATCAATAGCTTGAGCATCATCAAAGGTCGGATCCCAGAAAATAGGAACACCTTGAAAGAATAGACCCGTAAAAGTACCGCCGTCTTTGATTTCAACTGAAGGATCCAAGTGCCATGGAGAGCTCATTGAACCAGGTTGAACCGCGTAACGCGACAACCCGCCAGAAGCTTTCGCTGCCAACTCGTAACCAGCAATGAAATCAGTACCAGCAAGAATGAGGTTCGGAGAACCACCATTTTTCTGGCATTGACGCCACATATTGCCCATAGCCTTCAATAAGCTAGCATGAGCATAAGGCACCGGAGCGCCCGCTGTGTTGAGACCTAAACCATTATCATACTGGTTGCGCCAGTAATAAACACCAGAAGCACTTACAGCAGTTGCTCGGTTCAACCCGCCACACGTACCAGCAGCACCATGCAACGGCACGATAAAATCTAAGCCGTTAATAGTACTTGAGGCAGTGGGAGTTTCACCAATGGTGTTAAAACCGTCACAATGTAGAGAAACATCAAGCTTCTCTTCAAAACCCAACCGTAGGGTTTCCATCGCTTCGTTGAAGATGTTAGTTAGCTGCACAAGGCTAGCATCACTAGAGTTTCGCGTACTTCCTGAATCACTAATAAGAATTCCGTTACCAATCAAGAAGTCTTCAGAGAACTGAAAACCATCATGGGCAGAGTTCCAAGGGTAATAAACCTGTCGGATAGTATCCTTGTTAGCATAAGAAACCGTGTCGGACAAATTTGTACCACTATCACCGAACCACTTAAACTTGGTAGCCCCGTAACTGTCTCTAATTTGCTCGACGATCATTTTCCCACCCGTACCACCTACACCGCCACCCCATGGCTTCTTTTTAGCCATAAGAGCTTTGAGCAGTGGACGCTGCTGAGAAATCTGATCAATAGGTTTATTTTTCAGAAAATTCGCTAAAGAGACGTATCCTAACTGAGTGATATCACCACTAGTTAGTACGCCAGCATTAACAGTTGTTGCCGTCATAATAAATATTCCTAGTCAATAGTTTTGCACTAATGTGCGCCGAACAGGTTGACTACACGAAAGTCTATACGTGCTATTGGCGATGAACCCAACTATCATCTTTCCTGTTATTCTTCCCTCATAGCCTCAAGATGCGCTTTTAGAAACTCTGGAGTTACTTCAGCAGTATCGAGGTCCTTTGGAGGTATTGCTCCGCCGCTTGTTCTGCTGGGTGCTAGTGGCCCAGACCTTTTGCTAGCGCTTCCATTCGTGGTAGCGGCACTCATTCCACGCGAAAGAATATTATACTGTTGTTGAAGAGATGGTAACCAATTATCCGGTGAGATATTAGATGCTGCTAGTTCTCTTCCTACATCTAGCATGATATCTCTTTTTGCCGCATAATCAGCATCTGAAGAAGATATATTCTTTTCCCACTGCTCTATGTCATTGTACGCCTGATCTTTTAATGTCGATACCTGTTGTTGATATTGATGTTGTTGAGAATTAGCCTGAGCAAACCTTTCTTGTGCTTGGTGTTGAGAATGCTCACCAACCCGCTCTGTCGCCAAACGATTAGCCCAATCTTCACTTATCTCTAGATTATCTACAGCCTTATTCAAATCATCAAAATCAGAGTATGAAGACGCTTCATTATTGGTCTTATTTACCCCTAGAGCTTCACCAATTTTATCAGCAAACTGATCTAAAGATTTTAAAGCGCTTTGAGCTGCATTATAATCCCCAGAGTTTAGGCTTCTAAATAACTCAGCAGCCCATTGTAGTTGCTCAGGATTAGTAGTGCTTTCATGGATATACTGATGTAATTGTTTAGACTGCTCAAGACCGTTGTTTGTCTCTTCTAATTCCTTAGCACGATTAATCCAATGCTCAAATCTATCTTGAGCTTTAGGTTTTAGGTTGCCGTAAACTTCAGCATCTTCTTCTGTTAAATCTGTCCGCGCTTTACGCTCCTCGCTTGGCTGAACTGCTTCTTCTGTTGCTTCAGATGCTTTTGCGCTAATCTCTCCACCGCTGGATTCTTCTTGTTCTGCCTCAGCTTCTTGGTAGGTGGGAGTGTCAGTATTGGACGCTGACTGCTCTGGCTCGATGGATTCTGTTGGTTCATCAGTCACAACCTCCTCTTTAGCTTCTATTTCAGGTGGGTCTGATTCATGCATCTCAGTTAATGCGTTTTGCATTATTTCATAAGTACTGTCCCACTGTTCTGCATGAGTCACCTCTTTCTGCTCTTCAGCCATTTAAATTTCTCCCTGGGGTTCTCGATACTCATTACGAGTGCGTTGAGCAACTCTGTTGCCTGGCGCGTTTTCTGCTTCGTTTAATTCTTGTGGCGGTGTCATAACCTGCGATTTAATCTTAGCGCCGACACCTGTTGGATCACCCATCATTTCTTGCATTCCTGCTGTTTGCATCAACCATTGCTGAACAGCCTCTGGAAGCGGCGGTAAGAATTTACCAATTTCAATACGCTCATCAAAGCGTTTTAATGTCTCTTCTAGTAATTGAATATAAGGATTGAATTGATCTGGAATGCCAGTCTGTCTCATTGATTGAATCATCTGCAGGTTTTGCATAATAATCGGCATAACCTCTACCCACCGCATGCGTTCTACATTCTCATCAGGCATTCCAGTGCTGCCAGCTTTTATAACACAATTAATGTTATTGTACATCTTCTCTTTGCCCATCTCCATAACAGGCCAAAATGCTCTAGGTCCTGCAACCTCAAAAACCATCTCAGGCGACATCTCTTGTATTAAAATTTCCAAACTATACTTAGCAACCTTGTGCAACCAACCTTCAACTTGGTCAACTTTCTCATGGATCCTAGTAGCCAAACCTTCTTGCTGTATATTGGCTTCTGTAGCTGTCTTGGATCTCATAACCCCACCACGTTGAGCATCACCAAGACCGCTTATCCACTCCATATCTGAACGAATAGGACTAGTATCATAAACCATTGGATTCATTGGTGGAGGAACAGCAGGTTGAAACACCTGGTTAACACCTTGCCCACCAGCGTTTATCAAAGCTATTTCACCCATTCTAGCGTTACTAAAAACTTCTATATCTTCGTAATTCACACGAGAAGCATCTGCAACAAAGAAAGGAGCAGATAGTTCTCTGTGTTTAGCTTGTTGCGTTCGTATGGTATTGTATTCATCTTGTAACGCCATCAGTAATTCTGTTTCTGATATAGGCCATTCCTGCCCATCTATCCAATTCAAACCAAGAATAAAATATGGGAAAAAATCAGAACCTAACTTACCTGGATGCAATGGTTCTTTTATCCACTGTGATCCACCCTCAATCCACGTGTATACTGTCTGAGTAGTTTTATCCCAATACTCCCAAACTGCTAAAGCTAAATTAACATCGTTATCAGTGTCGGCAGAGTATGTGGCATCTTCTTTTGTTAATCTATTTTGTATGCCAGCTGCAGTTCTTTTGTAAATAACAAAATCACCGATTTCTTTCTTAGTCAACTGAAAGCGATCCATAGCATCACTAGGCGTCATCCAAGTAACATTAGCCATCCACTGAGCAGATTCGTAATCCTGCAAAGAATCTAATGAAGTATCCATACGAAAATCTTCTGGCCTAACAAAACCTAGATTCAAACCTTCACGTTGCATTACATCAACATTAGCTTCTAGACCGCCAATTATATTCGTGATCTCTTCTACCAATTCATCTTTATCGCCGCTATAATTATCTTCAGATTGCAATCTAATTATATCATCCTGCATCCTAGCTAAACTACTTTGTGCATCTTTTAATTGCCGACTAATTAACGGATCCGTATAATAATCACGTTGGTAAGTAACCTTTACAATACCAATTTTACTAGTCATGCAAGAGCGTAATATTTGTTTAGCGATTCTCTTTAGTTGAGCTTTATCCAAACAGTTGTTTAAAACCAACTCAGCAGTTTGTGCAAATAAATCATATGGTCGGTAATCATAACCCTCGGGTTCCACTACCTTCATAGGTCTAATTTTTATCTCAGGATTCTGAGCATATATATGAGGAAGTAATCCTTGTAGTGTTGCGTGAATTAAATTACCTTTGATAAGTCTGCCACCTTCTTGAACGGCTTGAGATGATGTCATAATATTCGAGCGACTATTTAAACGACCCAACGCATATTTCCTTGCGAAGTCAATTTGTTTGTAATATCCTTTCCACTTGGTATATGATAACTCTACATTTTTCTGGAACTTTCGAATTAACCCCTTTGAATCAGTAGGAATATTAGGATACATCCCAGAGCCGGGCGGTAACTGAAGATCTAAATCTGCCATTCTTCATCCTCTTTATATAATTTATCTAACTGATCTAACCAAGCTATTGTAAACTTTGCTGGTACTACATCTTTCTTTTTCGGTTTTACAGTTCTAGCTCTACGTATCATAAGACCATATCGCGTAGCATCAAATAAATGATCTTCCGCGCTTGTGTCAATATCTTCTACCCTTTTAGGGTCTGCAGGTAGTGATGGAACGGTTCTCAACCAGTGCTTGCACGTATTGAAAACCTTTAGGTTCTCGTTAGCCAAGCGATCAACAATTTCCTGTAAACCCTGGATCCTAGATCCTGGACCTTTCGAACTAGGCTCCCACACAACACCATAATCAGCAAATACGTCTGCAACACTTTTACTGCGACCGTCACGCATAAAGATCGAAGAATCCGCAATATTGCTTTTAAACTTAACACCATTTTTCCTCTCTGTACTTTCAGCACTTAGTATCTCCCTTGCTATCTCTTCAATGGGCGACTCATCACCCTTATTGGGTTTAGAACTCCAATAACGTTCTTTGTATATATAGATTATACCATCATAGTCTTGTGTAAACCAGACGCATCCAGCTGGAGATTTGTATCCATGGTCATACGCTTTCCACCGTTTCCATTCTAATGGTATATCAAAAGGTTCTATAACATGTATCTTTGGATTCCATACGCCTTCGAAGAAAGCACCCGGCGCTATGTTCCAATCACCATCTAACCATGCTCTTACGAGCCATTCTGGTCCACTCTTTTTGATCCGGTCAATGTAACCCGGGTCGTTCTCCATCAGAGGAGTGTTGTCTTGTATCTTAGACGGAATGAATATTGATTCCCCGCCTTCGTTATCAATGTATCTTTCTTTAACCCAGTTATGTCCGGGCCCGCCTGGGTTAGCAGAGGCTCTGAACAGAACCGGTACGCCAGCAGCAGAACGCATGGTTGCCCCAAGCATATCGATAGGTTCTGGCGACGGCCAGTTACCAAGTTCGTCAAAGCCTAGGAAAGTCACAGAAAAACCTTGCAGCTTCATAGCATCAGAGTCTTCATCAAGATGTTTAAGTTGTAGCACAGCCCCGCTAGGCGAGACCCATTTTCGCTCCCCGACCTTCCATTCCCAACCTTCCTGTACGAAGACGTACTGGCCTAACTTGATAAGCTCGCCCGTTTCTGGAAATGACCGGCGGAACAAAAGACCCTGCGCTTCCTTCCCGTATTTCTCTGCATGCTTGCGAAATGCTAGAAGCATTCCAACGCTTTTAGAACCTCCTCGCGCTCCGCCAAACAATATATGAGGATGCTCACTATTAACAAACTTTTTCTGTGGACCTTCGAGTGCTGTCCAGCGTGTCTTCCGCGATTCCATGCGTCGTTGCATTTCTGATAGTAATAGCGCACGAATTTCGTCCTTTGGTAACCCGTTAGCCAATGCGATAGAAAGACTCATGGAATGTTTATATAACCACTGTGGTTTTCGTATATGCTAACCTGATCTTTTGGTATCGAAGCGTTAACATATGTTATCGCCATTTCTTGGAAACCATCAGTACCATATACACCATCTTGATCTTGCATCAATGTATGTTTAGTTCTAACAGTAAACTCACCAGCCTCTGTATCTAATTCAATATCAGATACTACACCTGCTGTAACGGGATTTATATCTGCTGGCGCTGTATGACCAGCCGCTGTAGAACTAAACTGACCACGGTAAGTAGATGGAGTTAAAATAGTTACAAATTCATCGTAACCACTCGCACTAGTATTTGCTGGATTTATATCCGTGTATTGTATAACTTCCGTACCTATTTGAATCCAAGCATGTTTATCTTCTGGATATAAAGGATTATACCAGTACTTTAATGGATCATGTTCGGCGCTTGAGTTGGTAACTGGTAACAAGACAGAACTAGAGGTTATGGTTGCCTGTAATATAGGTTGTGTGTAAAAAGGAAAACCTGGCGTATAGATTGGTTGATAACCTTCCTCTAATCCACCAAGCGTTCCGAATGGGTAGATTTCATCAACAGCTACAATATCAACCGTGCTAGTATTCCAAGCCCGTTCTCTAAAATAGCTTACAACCTCTGGCATACCCTTGCCAGCAGCAGGCATAATTAACCTGTGAATGCCCTTTATAATAGCCATAGCTTAAGTGTACGTGCGTTTTGAAGCCGCTGGTTTCCTTGCGCCCGCTTTGTATTTTACTGTAACACCCTTTTCCTTAGCGGCTCTACCTGCGGCGGCCTTACCTCTCTTCGAGTATGAGTAATGTCTTCCTGCTACTTCTGGCATGTCAACCTCCTTTAGAAGCTTTTATTGCGTTACGAGCAAAGTTAGCTCTTTTCTTCTGTAGTGGAGAAGCTTTGGGGTTTGAAAGAACTTTGTTAGCATACGCGCCTGTAGACATACCTGCATTTTTTGCAGAGTTGCTGAACGCGCCCTTCGTACCCCTCCGCTTCATACTAGCTGAAGCCGTTCCAAGCCAGTTCCTTTTCTGTGAACTAGTTTTACGCGCGGCCACCTGAACCACCTTGACTCATGCCACCGTATAGTCCCTTCTGCCATTCTTCTTCTTCTTCCCAAGGGTTGCGTTGGTAATTGGCCATTTCCTGTGCTATTCCTCGATCGCCAGCATCAACAGGTACACTTCCAGGCATACCCCACATGCTACCAGGACCTCTTTTTGTTCCAGCAGCTCGCGAGGATCCACCCATAGTTGATCCCAATGCCATCAGCATTCCTGGCCATGAGTATCCACCACCTCCTCCATAGTATCCACCACCTCCTCCATAGTATCCACCACCTCCTCCATGAGGTCCAATCGTCGGACCACCAGGTCCAAACCCAGGAGGAAACGAACCAGGGCCAGCAACAGCATCTGTCGCTACCCTAGAAACTGGAGATTGCATGCGTCTGATGCCTCCACCCGGTCTATGTGGATTAGCCCTAATAAATTCTTCATCATAAGCCATAATATACTCCTATGTTAAAGCTACGTAACATTCAACATCAACTGTATTTACTTCACCAGCTGTGGGTCCATAAGCAGAAATCACATCAATATCCTCTAGAGTTGGCACAGCTACAGTTCCAGTTGCTATACTTTCCATACTAGCCGTTGAAGAACCGATAATAAAAGATCGCCCGGCTGGAACGCGAACCCAAGTATTACTTAATGTGCTCTTTATATTTAAAGCTACGGGATTGGTATCATCTTTATTTGTAATTCTCAAATACTGCACGGTTGTTTTTAAGAACTCACCAGGTGCTATGGTAGTAGAGAATTTAAATAATTCTGTAATAGACTGGGGTGGAATTGTTACAATTCTTTGACTTATCTCATTAACATTAGGAATCGTTAATGTATTGATAGAATCATAATTAGTACTATTTAAGGAAACAGTTTCGGTTATCTTAACCGTTACTGTTCCCGAAGTAATTGTTGATGCCATTACACAAACGCCTCTTTAGCTAGTTTCAAGAATACATAACCATCAGTACCCGTCGCTGGGGTAACAACTATATCAGCATTAGCAGCCGTGCCCGGTTGCGTCGTTGTGTTATCTATTGAGGTGTTGAAACTTCCTTGTCCAGGCGCTACCGTAATAGCTTCCGTAAGTCCAGTACCCGTAAACGTTACCGCTATAGCTTGATCGGTAGACCATTTCATGCTGCTGATGCGATATTTCTGAAACCCCTGTGTTCCATTAGA